GGTTCAGTACAGTAAACGCAGTACAAGCCGTGTGATAAGTCCTTGATTGCGTCTTCTCTGGTCATTGGATTCTGCCAATCTGTTTAGCAACTAACCATTTGTCACCAAGTTTGAGAACTGACCTGACCCACTTGCGTTGGTTGTACTGGTTGACTTGTTGTGGAACTAAACTGTTGTTGTACAGTTGACGAGCCTTGCGTCTGAGTTGTTCTGTGTTCATGCTTCTCTCGCTTTCATTATTGCGTCTGCCATCTTGTACGCATCTTCAGCAGTACGCTGCTCATATCTATTGACTCCAATTAAACCAACATATTTATCGGAGCTAAGAATTGATTGCATAGCCTTAGCAGCAAAGTAGTCACGCAAAGTCATGCCACGAGAATTTGTATCTTGGTCTTCAATGTACACACTTTGAATTGGAAAAGCTGATTCATTTTTCATGGCTTAACCTCTCCATGCCAACATAACACCGATACCGCCAAAGATGATGACAGCGAGTGTCCATTCAATTAACTTCTCTTTCATTTTGTTCTCCTTAATTGGGGGACTAAGCCCCCTGTTTATTTAGATTGATTTTTTAAATGTGCGGAACATTGCTTTGTATTCTTTGGAGTCAGCGTTCATATTGCTGTACACCACGTTGCCATTTGTGTCTAAGCGCATCATTGAAGTAAATGCGCCATAAACTACGAAGCCTGTAGATGTTTTGATTACTGAGCGTGTCATTTGATTTTCCTTAATTGCCCGCTTACGAATTGTTGCGGGTTGAGTGAAGTATATCAAACTAAACAGTCAGGTCAACAATTATTTTCTAAGTATTTTCCCTAGTGTTGTATTTTGTTAACTAAGCTATACTGTTGGAATGGACATTAAAAAAGCTATCACACTTGCTGGCTCACAGAGTGAGCTTGCTCGCATCCTTGGCATAACTAGGGCAGCAGTCAATCATTGGCAGAAAATCCCTCAGTTACGCATTTATCAACTTAAAGAAATCAGACCAGATTGGTTTAAATGACTCAAGCACAAATAATCAAAGCCCTCCAGAACGGCCCATTGACTTCACATGAAGTTGCTAACCTGACTGGTATGCCACAAGCTACAGTCCTGTCAACAGCCAAGCAACTGCGTAGCCAAGGCAAACTGACAACAGAGCAGGTCAAAGTAGGCAAACATTGGGTTGCTCAATACACCTTGGCTGACAATGAAATAGAAAAGCAAGACAGCAATGTAAAAATCATCTGTGGCATCAAGACTTACGGCATCTTTACAAAAGCTGAGTATGCTGTGATGAAACAACAGGCTACTCGATTGCTTGGCAAACAAGGTAAAAAAGAAATCACTAACAATCAATTTATTTGATACAATGTTTTGAAACAACGGCTAGGTACGAAGTCATGAGCGTACCGAAAAGTGAACCTCCCACCTGCCGACTGTTTCTTTCTGGAGGGTTTGCGAGGATGCTTTATGCACTATTACCAGTTCAATATTGGTGACTATCAAAGTCACACATCTCATCTTTCTGAGATTGAGGATTTAGTCTACAGGCGATTGCTTGATTGGTACTATCTCCATGAATGTCCAATTCCTCTTGATGAAGCTGAAGTATCAAGACAAATAAGGATGCGTTCGCATACCGAAAGCATTGCAATCGTATTGCGAGAGTATTTCGAACGTACAGAAGAAGGATGGATTCATCACAGGGCAAACAAGGAAATAGCCAAGGCTGATGAGAAGTCTGAGAAGGCTAGTGCTTCTGCTAAAGCTAGATGGAGTAAGAAAGATGCGAACGCATTGCCAACGCTATCCGAAAGCAATGCTACACATAACACATTACCCATAACACAAGACACAGAACACAAGACACAAAAGAAGGCAACTGTCGTTGCTGTTGTTTTTCCTGATTGGTTACCAAAAGAAACTTGGGATGCGTTTATCCAGATGCGAAAGCGTATTGGTAAACCGCCTACTGACTACGCTATCAAGCTAATCATTGCAAAACTAGAGCGTTTCAGAGCCAATGGTCAGGATGTTAAACAAGTATTAGAAAAGTCAATTACTTCTGGTTGGCAAGATGTTTTTGAAATTAAAGGAAATCCTGCTGACAACATCAGGCTCACAGTTCCAGCGTCAAATGAGCCTGACCCTGCATTGTTAAAAATTAAACAAGATGAGAAAGTAACTCGTCCTCCAACTGCTGAAGAACGAGCAATCCTAAGTGCATACAGGAGAAAAGCATGACAGAAGAAGAATGGAAAATTTTTGGTGAATTGCTTGAAATTCTGAAAGAAAGATTTGATGACCAAGAAAAAAGAATAAAAGAACTTGAGGAACAAATTAAATGTCTCACTACGAAGCAATGAAGCTACTGGACAAGGTGCGTGAAGGCGTACCTTACCCTCTACACCTGATAAACAAAGCATTGGAATTGACTGGTGACTTACAGCAGACGTAATGTCGAAAGCCCAAGCGATAGAGTAATTCTTGAGCAAGCAGAAGCCAGAGAGTTATTTCATAACTGGGAACAAACAAAGAATCGTGACCTAATTCGTGCAAGGCTTGAAAGAGCAGAGCGAATTTATGGGACTGGCTCACGAGACAGGATTCGTGCGTACATGGCGCAAATGAGAGAAGGGACACTCGAATGACATTCATGGTCACATTTAAGGTTGATGGCAACCCTGTTGGCAAACAAAGAGCAAGGTATGCCAAGCGTGGAAACTTTATCCAAACTTACACACCTGAGAAAACCAGAACTTACGAATCTTTGATTAAAGACTCAGCAAAGCAAGCAATGGGGTCTTCCGAGCCTTTAGAGACCCCTGTAAGCCTTTATTTATACATCCGAGTGCCAATCCCTGCATCTGCTACAAAAAAGCGTTTGGAGGCCATTGCTAAAGGTGATGAAAAACCAATCAAGAAACCTGATGCTTCCAATATTTTAAAAAGCATAGAAGACGGAATGAATGGAGTTGTTTACAAGGACGATTCGCAGATTGTGAATATCCATGTGACTAAGGTTTACTCAAGTCAAGCTGGTGTGGATATTTGCGTCAAGGAGTGTCTTGAATGAAAGCGCCTTACAAAGCCATTGAGTACATCATTGAAAATTCATGCAAATATGCGGAAGCTAAAGCACAAAGAATCTACCTTGAGGAGTTTCGCAAAACAAAGAAGGCTTTACTAATGAAAGATGCAATGGCTAGAGGGATAGATTCTGCTGTTGCTCAAGAGCGTGAAGCCTATGCACACCTTGAATACGCTGACCTACTCAAAGGTTTGATGGTTGCCATTGAGAAAGAAGAAACATTAAAGTGGATGCTTGTTGCTGCCCAGATGAAGGTAGATATTTACAGAACTGAAGAAGCTACAAATAGGTTTGTAATGAAGACTACTGTGTAGTAAAATTTCGTAACGGCTACCTTTAGCGGGGGAAAAGGAGATTTAACCACTCTCTGCCGTTATCTTTCTTTGGTTATTTCATGTAAGGTTTAACATGATTACTCAAGCATTAGTTAAGCAATTATTTGCTTATGACAATGGCAATTTAATTCGTTTAAAAGCATCAGGTGGAAGTGCGTCAAACAGCATTGCTGGTTGGGTTACTGTGTGCAATGGCGTTAATTATAGAAAAGTAAGTGTTGATAAAAAAACACACTATGTTCACAGAATAATTTACTTGTGGCATCACGGACATATGCCTAAAGTAATTGACCATATAAACAACAATTCTTTGGATAACAGAATTGAGAATTTGAGAGAGGCAAATCAAAGTCAAAATTGTGCAAATCAAAGACTTAAAAAAAATAATAAGTCTGGAGCAAAAGGTGTGACGCACAATGAAAAATCGAAAAAGTACATTGCTAGAGTAATGGTTAACAGGAAAACCATTTGGTTGGGTAGCTACTACTCAATAGAAGAGGCAATAAATGCGTACAAAATTGGCTCTAACAAGCATTTTGGTGAATTTGCTAGGTCTGAGCAAGCAAGTGAGCGTCTTGGCGTAAAAACTACAGAGTAGGTATAAACACCTAGACAATTGTGTTGAGAAAACTATACAATGCACTCAGCCCAAGCAATTCGCAAGGGTACTTTTAAGGATTAAGCAATGAAATACGAATTTGACACAACTATTGGTGAAGGGTCTGTAGTAGTTACTGTTGTCATGGAATACGACACAGATTCAGAAGGCATCTATGGTGAGAACATTGAAGACATTATTTACGAGAAGGTAAGTGTGCTTGGTCTGTTCTCTGCTGAACAATACAAAGAACTTGAGATAGAAGGCTGTATGCGTCTTTCTAAACACATCTTGGATGAAGCAGACCACTCTGCATCTGTTGAATACGACATGAGGGATGTATGAACATCACTATTTACACAAAATCTGGCTGCCCATTATGCGTGACAGCCAAGAATCTACTCAAGACTTTGAATCTTGAGTACAAAGAAATAGACGTTGAGACTGGTGACAGGTTTGCCAACTTTGTTGCGAACTATCCAGATGCTAGACAAATGCCACAGATATTCATCAATGACCAACGAGTAGGTGGTTTGGCAGGGTTACAGGCTGCTTTAAAGAAGTTAGGAATGACATGACTAAAGATGAAGCAACTCAAGAAAGAATTAAAGAACTTCTTGAATACAAAGATGGAAATCTATATTGGAAAACATCAAGAAAAAATTGGATTAAGTCTGGTAAATTGGCTGGTTCTATTTCTTCAAATGGATACATAAATATTCGTGTTGATAACAAGATGTATAAGGCTCATAGAATAATTTTTATGTATCACCATGGTTTCTATCCTGAAATGGTTGACCATATAAATGGTGTAAAAACAGACAACAGAATTGAAAATCTGCGTGCTTGTACTCGTTCTCAGAATTTACAAAACAGACATCATCTTGACGAAAAACGAAATACTTATAAGAAAAATGGAAGATTTGGTGTAACTCTAACAATTAACAAAAAACAATTGCATCTTGGTTATTTCGATACTCAAGAAAAAGCATCGCTTGTTGCAAAAGAAGCAAGAAAACAATATTTTGGAGAGTTTGCATGAACAAGGATACTGCGTTACGCCTTGCATTGGAGGCGTTGACAAACGCATATTGGCCTACTGATTCTGATTTATTGCCAGCGCACAACATCAAAGAATGTGCAGAAGCCATCACCACTATTAAAGCTGCACTTAGTGGAGAAGCGCAACAAGATAAGGATGAGCCTTGGGAGAAGTTCTGCGATTCACATTGCGTTTGGACTGACCACCATCCTGATTGCAAGTTGGCAAAGGATGAGCCTGTGGCGTGGATGAACGGATGGGGTGATTTGTTTAAAAACCTTGATGATGTTGAAAGAGGTCAAACCATGCAACCTCTCTACACCACCCCACCACAGCGCAAACCGCTGACGGATGATGAGATTGAAGAACTGGATATGGAAACAAGCGGCACTGTGCATGACTTTGTCCGAGCCATCGAAGCCGCACACGGCATTAAGGGGGAAGCATGACAACACGCATAGTCACAGACGCTAATGGACGCAAGCACATTACAAACGAACCGCTACTTCACCCACCACAGCGCACATGGGTAGGGCTGTCTGATGAGGACAGATTTGAATTGGCAAAGGCTCAATATGCGTGGGAAGATTTGCTCATCGCGGCAGAAGCCATACTCAAGGAGAAGAACACATGAACTTTAATCAAGGAAAACTTGTTGATGGTTTGATTGATGAACTGATGCACACCATTCACAAATACGATGATTCTTTATACATGGCAACAGTTATTGGTGCTTTGGAGTTTGTAAAGTTGCAACTGATTGAGGAAAGCAGGGAGGAAGATGATGAGTAAAGGTTCAACTGGTCGTCCATTTTCAGTAAGCAATGAAGAATACTCTAATCGGTGGGATGCTATTTTTGGTAGAGACAAGAAAGAATCTGATAAAATTGAGACAACAGCTACCTTTAGCGGGGGAAAAGGCGATTCATCACCGCCCTGCTGTTATCCCTCTGTGATGACTAACACCGATGATGAGGTGGTAAATGTTGACTCAACAACAAGCAAATAGTCTTTTCCGTTATTCAGATGGAGAACTTATCCGTATTTCTGTAATCAGTAACAAAACAAAAGTAGGCGATGTTGCTGGTCGTATTGGTAAGCGTGGTTATAAATATTTAACTGTTTACTTTAAAAAATACTATGTGCATAGAGTTATATGGCTAATGCACTATGGTTTTTTGCCTAAGTACATTGACCACATTGATGGAAATCCTTTAAATAATAGGATTGAAAACTTAAGACCTTGCACGGCTTCTGAAAATTCATGCAATGCAAAAACTAGGAAGAACAACAGTTCTGGAATTAAAGGAGTTGGTTGGTTTAAGCCAAAACAAAAGTGGAGAGCAAGAATAAATTTCAATAAAAAAGAGCATCATTTAGGATATTTTGATACTAGAGAAGAAGCTGAAATTGCAGTAATTGATGCTAGACCTAAGATTCACCAAGAGTTTGCAAGAAATGCGTAAGAAAACTAAGAGAAAGCATTGGGCGTTACTTGATTGTGTCTCCCACGCCATCGTGGGTGCATCGATAACCCACAGGGAGAAGTTGGACAAACTCCGAATGATGGAGTATTCCGCACTTGAGGCGATTATCAAGGGCAGAGGAACTATCCATGACTGGCGTACTCTTGTGGACGTACTAAACCTGTCAGAAACAATGGGTAGAGCAGGAGTAGGCCCAGAAGTTCTACCAATCTGCGAGAAGGCGCAAGCAAGCCTCCACAAAGCATCTGGATACTATCAAACAACAATGCGTGTCATTTTAGATGCGGAGGGAATCCAAGCTTGTCGTGATTTGATTGAATTCGCAGACTTGCAGCAGTCCAGTATCCCTCGAAGTGAGTTTGAGAGATACATTCAGAAAACAAAAGACTACATAAAGTCACGAGGTGATAAGGTGGTAGAAATTGAATAACAGTTTTACAAAGCGTGAAAGACTGCACTTAGCAAGGATTAAAGAGATGCCTTGTGGGGTATGTGGTCAGGCAGGGCCAAGCGATGCTCATCACATTAAACAGCATCACCAGTACCTGTGTATTCCGCTTTGTAGAGACTGCCATCAAGGGCCGCATAACGGAATTCATGGCCAATCTAGGATTTGGTCAGTTATGAAACATGACGAAATGTCGGTATTAAACGAAACACTTGCAAAACTTATTGGATAAGGCACAATATTTCCAACCAAGTTGCCATTTGGTTTCCTTAGAGGGACTGTACGTTCCTCTTTTTTTGTGCGAAAATGACACAAACTCCATGAGGACAACCATGTCTGGACTACTTGAGCCATCTGTAAAAATCGAGATTGAGATACAAAACCAAGAGAAGAAGGGTGAAGCCTGTCCAGTTGCGACAGGTGATATTGCTGTCAATCTTGAGAATCGTGAGAAGGCGATTGAGAAGGCTAACTATGGCCCAATGAATCCCAACGAATCCAACATGGATTATTGGCGTGAAATCTCTCGTGCTTGGCGTATTGCCCCTGCACAAGCCAAGAAGTCTCGTTGCGGTAACTGCGCTGCTTTTATCCAAACACCTAAGATGCTTGCTTGCATTGAATCTGGTCTGGATGACAACGAGATGGACGCATGGGAAGTCATTGATGCTGGTGACTTAGGTTATTGCGAGATGTTTGACTTTAAGTGTGCTTCTAAGCGTACCTGCGAAGCATGGATTAGTGGTGGGCCAATTACTCAGGAGAAAGACAATGGGAACAACGAATCAACAGGCTCTGGAGATGATGCAGAAGCTGATGAAGAAGCCTAAACCTATGCCTGTGCGTGGTGAGCGTACTGCAAAGAACAAAGCAAAGAAGCCTAAAAAATGAAAATGACAAAAGCTGGTCAGAAGAAAGTTGGCAAGGTAATGGGTGAGTACAAAGAAGGTACTCTCCATTCTGGCAAAGGCGGTAAGGTTGTAAAGAGCCGTGACCAAGCGATTGCCATTGCTATGTCAGAAGCTGCTAAAAAGATGGGCAGGATGAAATAATGGCTGAACTAAGGGCTACTCCAATGTCAAACCCAATTATGGGTTTACTTGCTGACCGCCTAAAGAAAGCACAACAATTTGGCGCAAAGCCATTTGGTTATGAGAATCCTCCTGTAGAGATGTTGATGAATCTCTTGGGAGTTCCTGTTGTCCAACAGACAATGGAAAGAATGGCTTATGGTGAGCCATTGACTACTGGTAGTGGAATGACCACTAAGCCTCGTGCTGAAGCAGTTGAAGCTGCTATGGCAGTTGCACCAGTTGCAGGATTACTAGGTAAGGCTACTAAGGGTTTACCAGTAGGCGCAAGTATTAAGAATGTGGGTGAAGAACTTATTTATCATGGAACTTCACCAAAAGCTGCTAGAGCAATTGAAAAATCAGGATTTGACGTAACAAAATCTGCTGATGGTACTATTTGGTTCACTAACAATCCAAATATTGGAGAAGTTGCTGCAACTGGCAAGGGTGCGGTAGTTAAGCGTTTTCTTGATGAAAAGAAAATGAAATTAGGTGGATGGGATGAAACTGATAAGTACAGTACTGATGAGTTGATTCAAAAAGGTTTTGATGGTTTAAAGCTAAAAGATTCAGAAACTGGTGAAATAACTTATCAAATTTTCAATCCTGAAAAGTTATCTGTAAATAAATCTTATAGCTATCCACAAGAAGAAGATAAATTATTAAGAAGTTTGTTAGAATAAAGTATTAACTTAACCTTGACCAACCCTAGAGGAGTCAAACATGGCTGGAAGACCAATAAATAAACTACATCAAGAGGATGTACGCAAGAAAATACAGGTAAGTCAATTACTAAATGTCTTGCAAAATCATGCACTTGGTGTAGATGAAGACTTAAGTCCTACTCGGATGAAAGCAATTGAAATACTATTGCGTAAGTCTATGCCTGATATGGCATCTGTAACAGTAAGCGGAGACTCTGACCAACCACTTCAGCACATAGTTACATGGGCGAAGTAATCGAGATTCCTTACAAGCCTAGAGAACAACAGCTTGCTATCCATGAACTGATGGACAGTAAGCGTTTTGGTGTTGTTGTTGCTCATAGGCGCATGGGCAAGACTGTCTCTGCGATTAACCATCTAATCAAGGACGCTATCCTCAATCAGAAGGAAGCACCTAGATACGCATACATTGCACCTACCTATGGACAAGCTAAACGAGTTGCTTGGGATTATCTCGTTAAGTATGCTGACCCACTAGGAGGCTCTAGCAATATCTCTGAGTTGCGAGTTGACTTCTGGGGAAGGCGTATCCAGTTATATGGCTCAGACAATCCAGAAGCATTGCGTGGTCAGTATTTCGATGGGGTAATCCTAGACGAGATTGGTGACCAGAATCCTAAGATATGGACAGACATTATCAGACCTGCACTAGCTGACAGAAAAGGCTGGTGTATGTTCATTGGTACACCCAAAGGACACAATCACTTCAAAGAACTGCGAGACAGGGCAGAAACTGAGGATGGATGGGGTTTGCTAGAGTTCAAAGCCTCTGAGACAGGGGTAGTTGATGAGGTAGAACTCAAGGCTGCTCGTAATGAGATGGGTGAAGACAAGTATCGTCAAGAGTTTGAATGTAGCTTTGACGCTGCTGTAGAAGGCTCTTACTATGGTCAGATTCTCAATGAACTGGAAGACAAGCACCATATGCAAGAGATTCCCAGAGAGGAACTGAGCCGTACATTTACTGCTTGGGACTTGGGTATGGGAGACTCTACGTCTATCTGGGTTGCTCAGTTAGTAGGTACTGAGGTGCGTCTTATTGACTATTACGAGAATCATGGTGTTGGACTAGACCACTATGTGAAGTGGATTAGAGACAATGACTATGCAAAAGCAGAGCATATCCTGCCCCATGACGTTAGGGTCAGAGAGTTAGGCTCTGGGAAAAGCCGACTAGAGATGCTTGAGGAAGCAGGACTAGAGATAAAGATTGCCCCAAGAATGGGTTTAGATGATGGTATTCAAGCTGTCAGAAGGTTGCTTCCAAGGTGCTGGTTCAATGTTCCTAAAGTCCAAACAGGGCTGAACTGCCTGAGAAACTACCGCAGAGATTACGATGAGAAGCGTAAGATTTTCTATGAGCGTCCATTGCATGACTGGTCATCGCATGGCTCGGACTCATTCCGCTACTTAGCCCTTGGATTGGATGAAGGTCATTCAACTTGGGGTAAGCCTATCAACCAAACACCGAAATGGATTGTCTGATGTATTTAGAGCGTCAAGGCGTTAATTTAGCCCCTAAAGTAAAAGAACTTGAATTAAGAATCGAAATGTTGGAAAATGTCATTAAGGAGTTAAAATCGGACAAACCCAGAATGGGACGCCCTCCAAAGGACAAAAATGCAACAGAACGAACTGAAGTCAATCCTCCAAGCAGAGATTGATGATGCTATTGGCTACATTGAGACAGAAACTGTTGACCAGCGCAAACAGGCTCTGGAAGCGTATCTCCGACAGCCATATGGCAATGAAGTTGAAGGTAAGTCTCAAATCGTTACTGGAGAAGTAGCAGAAGCGATTGATGGTGCGTTACCTAGCTTAGTTCGTATTTTCACAGGCTCAGATAATATTGTTATCTTTGAGCCACAAGGCCCTCAAGACGAAGCGTCTGCCAAGCAAGCTACTGATTATTGCAATTGGGTCTTCTTGCGTGACAACGAAGGCGTATCCATTCTGCATGACTGGTTCAAAGATGCCTTGATGCAGAAGAACGGCATCCTAAAAGCATATTGGGAAGATAAAGAAGACATTACTAAAGAGCGTTACTTTGACTTGTCTGATGACGAGTTAGCAATGCTGATGAGTGATGAAAGCATGGAAATTGTCGAGCAAGATACGACAGAGTTTCCAATCTATGACCCAATGGGTCAGCCAGTCCTTGACCCAACTGGTATGCCAGTCATGGGTTCTACGCACAATGTTGTAGTCCAAAAGCGTAAGAAATCAGGCAAAGTTACGATTGAGAATGTTCCTCCAGAGGAGTTCTTGATTAGCAAGAAGGCTCGTACTATTGCCGATTCACCATTCGTAGCCCATCGTCAGATGTTGACTCGTAGTGACTTGATTGCTATGGGTTTCAACAAGAAGCAAGTTGAAGGCTTGCAGATGGATGATGCACTAGCCTACACACCAGAGCGAGTTGCTCGTTATTCTGCTGGTGAGCAGCCTTATCAAGTGCAGACTGATGACCCATCTATGCAAGAGATTGAGGTCTTTGAGTGCTATGTTAAAACTGACATGAATGGCAAAGGTATTGCTACTCTGACTCAGGTTTTCTACGCTTCAAACGAGATTCTGCAAGATGAGGATGGCAAGGAAATGGTTGAAGAAGTGGACTATGTTCCTTTCCATTCAATCTGCCCAATCCCAATTCCACACAAGTTCTTTGGCAACTCACTTGCTGACCGAACAACTGACTTGCAACTGATTAAAACCACTATCACTCGTCAAATGTTGGATAACTTATATCTGACAAACAATGCACGAGTAGTTGCTGTTGAAGGTCAGGTAAACCTTGATGACTTGCTTACATCTACCGCAGGTGGTGTGATTCGTGCCAAGTCACCTAATGCTGTTCAACAACTGGTTGTGCAGAATGTGGCGGCTCAGGCTTTCCCAATGCTTCAGTATTTGGATACAGTCCAATCTAAGCGTACTGGTGTGTCTGATGCATCACAAGGTCTTGACCCTGCTATCTTGCAGAATGTCACAGCAGCAGCAGTTGCCTCAATGCAACAAGCTGGCGCAGGTAAGATTGAACTGATGGCTCGAATCTTTGCAGAGACTGGTGTTAAGTCTTTGTTCCAAGGCATCTTGCATCTGCTTTGCAAATACCAAGACAAGCCTCGTTTGGTGCGTATGCGTGGTGAGTTCGTAGAGTTTGACCCTCGTACATGGGCTAACCAATACGATGTGGCTATCAATGTTGGCTTGGGTGCTGGTAACCGACAAGAGCAGATGGCTATGTTGTCAATGGTTCTGGCTAAACAAGAGCAGTTGATTGCTCAGTACGGCCCTGCCAATCCCTATGTTTCTCCTGCTCAATATCGTTCTACCTTGGGACGCATGGTTGAGATTGCTGGCTTTAAGGATTCTGCTGAGTTCTACAAGCCAATCACACCAGAGCAAGACCAGATGCTCTCGAATCCTCCTCCACAACAACAGCAAATGCCTCCAGAAGTGCAAGCAATCATGGCTAGGACTCAGGCTGAGATTCAAGCTAACCAAGCTAAAGCACAAGCTGACATTCAGTTGAAGCAACAGCAACAGCAGATTGACATGGAGATGGCACAACAGAAGGCTGCTCTTGAGATGCAATTGATGCGTGAGAAAGAAGCTGCTAAGTTGATGCTTGAGCGTGAGAAACAACAGGCTTACTTTGCTATGAAGCAACAAGAGTTTGAAGCAGAAGCACAATTGAAAGCAATGAA